GATAATACATCTGTTGTTCCTTTAAGGATATCTGCTTTAAGATTACCCTCTGTAATTTCTGATGTAACATTTCCTTTTAATACTTTCAGATCAACATTACCTGTATCGATTGTTATGTTTACATTACCGTGTCCTACCTGTAAGTCTGCATTCCCAGCGATATAAACTTTATCATCTTTAAGGATTGCAGTATAATTATTGTTTACAATTCTAGTAACTTCTGAACCGTCTGCATGAATCTCATGGAATGTTCCCGATCTATGATGTACATTAATTCTTTCTTTCTTTGGTGTATCATCTACTTCAAATACATGACCTGACTCAGATTGAGTAACTTTATTATAAGGATAAACTGGCCCTGAATCTACATCAACAAAATCTTTAAGTATCTTTTGAGTATCAGGATGCTCTACTGGGTTACCTTCTGCATCTGTTAGTTCTTTTATCTTATGATCTAATACTGAACCTCTTGCAAGTGATGAGTAATCTGATTCGTCTGTATATAAAGGATAGTATGGTAACATCTCCTTTGTGAGCTCTAACTCTTCTATAGTCGAACCTGTTGCATCGAATTTTAGATCAATAGTCTTTGGAGACTTTGGTGCAGTATCCATTGCAGTTGTAAGTCCCCAACCTCTTCTTGAATCTTGAACTGGGTTTGGCATTTCAGGGGTGTCTGCATAGTCATCAACTGTTAATGCTCTTGGGTCATTGAAACCTTTTTCAATACTTCTTGTTATCAATGCATCTGTTATATCTTCTTTGTATCCTGATTGAGGTATACCCGCTGCAACACCAAGAACGATTGGGTCTTGTTTTGCTTGATCTCTAAAATATCCAAATACCGTAGACCCCTCTACGAGTCCGTGACCTGTTCCTAATCCTGAGAGACCAGCAGAAGTTGTTGGAAGAATAACTTGACACCATGGTAAATCTGCAGATGCAATTAAAAGTTTATCGTCTGTATGAACCCCGTGTATACGCACGCGCACACGACCCACCTTTAAAGGGTCTTGTCTATCTTCAACTATACCGTAAAAATAATCCATTAGTGTGTTTCCTCTGGCGGTGGTGCATCTTCAAGAGGTTTTGCAGTTTCAATTTTTTGAGAATATGATTCTTTGACACATTCTATATTTAACACACCACTTTTAGTTTGTAGATTACCGTCCATTTGTATATCAGTAATTAAATATCTTCCATCATCTACTTTATCTGCTTTGTCTCCCTCGCCTGGCACTTCGGGTGTTGGTATTGCAAGATTTATAATCATACCTACAGTTAAATCTGTTCTGAGAGGTATGGTTACTGTTATTCTATTCTGTTGTAAGATTTCTAATAGAGCTCTTCTTTCTAATGTTCCACTATCTTTTAATTTTCTTGCTTCAAATACTTCGGGGTCTGATAGATTCTCTGCATTATCAAATGAATGTGGTGTATGATAGTCATTGATAATCAACGAGTCAAATTCTTCTGTTGGTTTTATATCAACATCAATCTCATCTATCGTGGGTGATATCTGTGCATCTATAAGTTCGTTTGGTCTTAAAACTCTTTCCATATCATCAACGAATAACATAGGATGACCTGATATATGTTCTCCCTTTTCTATGGCTGACTCTAGATCATAGGTTGTTATCTCTTCTAATTTTCTAAGTGGGTCATATACTTTAAGAGTAGATGCATATGCACCGCCTACAGTTCCTTGTAATGTATCAAACATTTGTGGTTTCTTAATGTATGTGATAACTGTATTAAGACCAGTTGGAGCGTTGATATTTTCATCAGATGTTTCTACTGAATTTCTAGGAGTCATTGTAAACTTTAAAGGGAACTCCATTCCAGCCATCGTGTCAAAACTTAAAAATCTAAATCCACCATTAAGTGTTTGATAGAAAAACATTCCATTCTTATAACCATGTGAATCACTGGTTTGTGAATTGTTAACAATGTAATCTATCAATTGTGAGATTGTCCAGTTAGGACAAATGAATTGTTTGTTCTCAGGAACCGTCTTTTCCCATGCATCAAATTCACTGACTTTAAATTTACCAACATCTACTAATGCATTCTGTAATATTTGATCGTAACGACCTCTTAATGTTTGACTGATTCTTTTCCTTCTAGCATAAAACATTCTTGGGTCACATATTCTAAAGACATATGTTTGTGTTAGTTCATCTAATCTATTGATGTTATCTAACTTATAGATTCTAAAAGTTTTATCAATTGAAAACTTCTCTTCAGCTTCTTCATCTATACCTTCCTTCTGTCTTATTGCAATACGAATGAATTCTTGACCAGTCATTCTAAAGTTTTTAGGAAGATTAAGACCATCGTAAATCGATACTTCTCCTGTAACGAACTTATTAAAAATAGATTCATACAGTTTGAAACCCATAACCATATTGGTAAGGTCTAAGGATTCGTTGTATTGATTTACTAGGGTGAATGAATCAATCGTGAATTCACCCGCTACATAGTTTGCACTCATTACGATCTCATTACTTTTTCAAACGATCTAACAATTGCATTGATCTTAGATGGTCTGATAATTTTAATTTTTCTTTTCTCTTCGTTCTTCTCGTATTCATCTTCCCAAAGAGACTTGGAAAGATACCCACTTTTAAATGTGTTACTCTTTATTTCACCATTGTAGTAATATGCAATTCCATCTTTTCTTTCTATAATTGATGATGGTGTAAATGAATGGAATGCACCTTGTTGTTTTATTGTACCTGTTGTGAGGATGTTTGTATCAAACCCTTTCTTAATCTCTATACCCAATCTTTTAAATGTTGGGTCTACTTCAACCACCACTGCCTCTGAGTTAGTTCCAGTTACAGTTTCACCGATATGGAATTTTTTAGTTGCATTAACAATATCAGTTGAGTTTTCTGCAATTAGGAAATGTCCTCTTAACTTCTTCTCTATATATTTCTGAAATGTTGATTGGTCTTTCCACCAGTCATAATAGTTGTTTAGATCATTTACTAAAAAGAAAGTCCAATGTAAATCACCATTACCATATAGTTTGGATGCAAGTACATCAGGTCTATCACCTTCTTCTAACTCATGGTATGTATATTCTATTACTGAGTCTCTTGCAGATGCATCAACTGTTGCTTTACGAAAGAAGTCTTTGATAGTGATAAGCTTACCACTATCCAACTTGTATTGCATTTCAGGGAAGTTTTTAAAAAATTCTTTTGCCATTATCCGCCCCCTCCTTGAGTTGACTCATCGAAGATACTTGGTGAACCACTTGCATCTCCACTGATACTTCCTTGAGAACTTGCAAAGGCTTCGGCTGCAACTCTATCATAGTAAACTTCTTGAGATAGAATTTTAATCTCTGAGAATTCTAGACTCAGTGAAACTTTACCTGAAAAGAAAAGATCATCTGATGAACCTATCATGTAATCAGGATTTTCATATGGTGTTACACTCATACTCTTACAAACCATAGGTAAGAATCTTTCCATAGTGGTTTTGACAGGGCCTTCGATTTCTACATCAAACACATTAGGATAGTTAAAGAAGTTTTCTGTTGCATTACTTTCGTCATTATCTTTAGATGCAAATGTATCGGGTAACATTGCAAGTCTAAAGAGGTTTATCATCATATGAATCTGTTTTGCTTCGTCAAGATTTCGTGGATATAAATCCCATGCAAAACTGTGATCTCTAAATGTAATACCTTTTAGTGTTTGTTCTTCCATTGGGTTAACTGCTCGACCAGCTCGAAGGTTTCCAACTCCTCCACCCATACTTCCAAGGGCATTTTCTACATATCCTTTTGCAGCGTTCATAACTTCATCAATGACACCACCAGCTTCTTCACCACCTTGTATTTTTGCATCAATTGATCTTGCCAGTGAACCGATTTCAGTAACTTCATATGAAACTTCTGTATTCTGAGAGAATGCATCTGCTGGTAAAGGTAATGCAATTGCAAATTTTCTATCTGATAATAAGTTTGAACCTTCTTCTCTTGGTTTTCTCTTTCTAGTATTGAATACGAGGAAGTTGTCTATGTCACCACCATTTAAAGGATATTGTAAATCTATGGTTCCCCTATCGGGATTTCTCTTTGCTTTCTTTCCTGCTTTTGCAGATGAGTTTAATTGTGATTGCAGCGATGATCTTCTATCTTCTAGAGCCTTTCTACTTTCTTCTGCTTGTTGTTGTAACTTGTCAAGCTCTTCGGTGTTTACACCACCTTTATATCCAATACTTTCAATTTTGGATTTGATACCCTTAACTGACTTAACTGCACTGGATGCTTGGTTGATTTTGTCTAATAATTTGTTGATACTTGGCATATAAATATTCCTAACAATAAGGTCTTTATAATCTATTTATGTCATACAGTGGTAAGTTTAAACCGAAGAATTACAAAAAATATAAGGGTGACCCTACAAAGATATATTATAGGTCTCTTTGGGAAAGGAGATTCATGGTATACTGTGACAACAACCCGAATATTATTGAATGGGGCAGTGAAGAAATCATCATTCCTTACCGTTCCCCTGTAGATAAAAAAGTACATCGTTACTTCCCTGACTTCTACATCAAATACCGTAATACTTTAGGTGAAATTAGGCGAGAGATCATTGAGGTTAAACCTAAGTCTCAATGTTTCCCACCCAAAGAGCCTAAACGAGTCACTAAGAAATATAAACAAAAGGTTCTGACATATATAATTAACCAAGCAAAGTTTAAAGCTGCTGGTGAATACTGTGACGATAGAAAGATGGGATTCAGGATTTTAACAGAAGACCATTTAGTCCCCAAAAAGAGTAAAAAATGAGTAAATTATTTGTATTTGACTTGGATGGAGTTCTTATTGATTCCTTATCCAACATGGAACATGCATGGTCATCCGTAAGGGTGAAACATGAGATCGATGTTCCCTTCGAAGATTATAAAGCCCAAATAGGAAAACCTTTTCCTGATATTATGAGGGAATTAGGATTGTATGATAGACACTTAGAGATATTTGAAACATATAAAACCCATTCTAGAAAGTGTTTAGATACAATCCCATTGTATGATGGTGTTTATGATACCCTAACTGAACTAAAAAATCAAGGACATAAGATTGCAATATGTACATCTAAGTCTAGAGAGACCGTTGGTTTATTAGAACATAAACTCCCTGAATTTGATTATATCTCTTGTCCGAAACAAGGACTGAGAGGTAAACCTGCTCCCGATCAATTATTATTTGTAATGGCATTCTGTAATGTCGACCCGAAAGATACCGTGTACATCGGGGATATGATATACGATCAACAAGCTGCACTTAGAGCGGGTGTACATTTTGAATATGCAGAATGGGGATATGGAGATATTGAATGCGATCACTCTCTAAAGTCGATCACGAATCTGATCTAACAGTCGGATTAATCCCAGCACGATGGCACTCGACTCGATTCGAGGGTAAACCTCTTGTCGACATTATGGG